GTCGACAGCCGCGTCGGTGATGGTTCGATTGTACATACAGGCCTCATCCCGTTCTTAAAGTATTTTTCTTCAGCAGTTAAGTCATGTTCACAAGGTGGTGTTCGTGGTGGTGCAGCTACAGTATATCTTCCTATTTGGCACCTAGAGTTTGAAGACCTTGTAGTTCTAAAGAATAACAAAGGTACAGAAGAGAATCGTGTACGTCAAATGGATTACGCGTTTCAGTTTAACAAATTAATGTATGAACGCCTATTGACTGGTGGCAATATCACACTATTCTCACCTGCAGATGTTCCTGGCCTATACGAAGCATTCTTTAAAGATCAAGATAAATTTCGTGAGTTGTATGAAACTGCTGAACGCAATACACGGTTACGTAAGAAGACATTGAAAGCAATGGATGTGTTCTCACAATTCGTAACTGAGCGGAAGGATACTGGTCGTATTTACTTGATGAATGTAGATCACGCTAATGACCATGGTTCTTTTAAGCCAGAGTTTGCTGCAATCTATCAGTCAAATCTATGTACAGAGATCAACTTACCAACTAAACCTTTGCAAGACGCAAATGATCCTGATGGTGAGATTGCACTATGTACATTGACTGCTATCAATTGGGGACTAATTAATGATCCTAAAGATTTTGAAAAGCCTTGTACTCTTGCAGTACGTGCATTAGATGCATTACTAGATTATCAAGAATATCCTGTCCCTGCTGCTGAAGTTTCTACAATGAATCGTAGACCACTTGGTGTCGGTATAATCAACTTGGCATACTTTCTTGCGAAGCGTGGTTTAACATATGGTACTCCTGAATCGTTATTGGTTATCGATGAATACGCAGAAGCTTGGTCGTACTATTTGATTAAAGCATCCCTCGAGCTTGCAAAAGAAAAAGGCGCATGTCCGTTATCGCATCACACTAAGTACGGCGATGGAATTCTTCCTATTGATACATATAAGAAAGACGTAGACACATTAGTGCCACACAAAGAACGCATGGAATGGAAACAGCTGCGTAAAGATCTAAAAGTGTATGGCATACGTAACTCTACTCTAATGGCGCTTATGCCAGCAGAAACATCTGCACAGATTAGTAACTCGACTAATGGTATTGAACCACCTCGTGCATTGATTTCGTATAAAGGTTCAAAGGATGGCGTAATGGCTCAGGTTGTTCCTGGCTATCATCATCTTAAAAATAAGTATGACCTACTATGGGATCAAAAAACTCCTGAAGGTTATTTAAAGGTGTGTGCAGTATTACAAAAGTATGTCGATCAAGGTATATCTGTTAATACATCGTACAATCCTGAGCACTTTGACGAAGGTAAAGTACCTATGTCACAACTAATTAAAGATATTGTTACCTTCTATAAGTTTGGTGGTAAGCAATTATATTATAATAATACACATGACGGTGCTGGCGAAATGAGCACTGGAGACGATGTAGCTCTACAACAAGTAGACTACGATGAAGACGACTGCGATAGCTGCACAATATAGAAGGATAATTGACATGTCAGTGTTTGAAAAACAATCTAAATCCCATATGGATTCCCTTATGTTCTTTGACGGAGGAGTCGACATTGCTCGATATGACCAGGTACAAAACCCGGCTCTAGAAAAGATTACAGAAAAAATGTTAGGTTTCTATTGGAGACCTGAAGAAGTAGACGTATCGAAAGATCGCTCTGACTTCGCAAATCTTACCGACTTTGAAAAGCATATTTTCACATCGAACCTTAAACGTCAAATCCTATTGGACTCTGTTCAAGGACGTGGACCAACTGAGACATTCATGTCTGCTGCTTCTGTTCCTGAAATTGAGCCGATGGTTATGGCATGGGCTTTCTTTGAAACTATCCACTCCCGGTCGTACACGCACATCATCCGTAATGTCTATGCTAATCCATCAAAGGTATTTGATGAGATGCTTGATATCGAAGAGATAGTAGATTGCGCAACAGATATCTCAGGCTACTATGATTCGTTTATTGAATATCAGAAATGGTATGATCTATTGGGTGAAGGCAAGCACAAGGTTAATGGTAAGACTATTGTCATTACAAAGTATGAAATGAAGAAACGTTTGTGGATTGCATTAAACTCTATTAACATTCTTGAAGGCGTTAGGTTCTATGTGTCATTCGCATGTTCATGGGCATTTGCTGAATTGAAGAAGATGGAAGGCAACGCAAAGATCATTAAGTTCATTGCGCGAGATGAGAATACACACCTAGCTGCTTCACAGACAATCATTAAAGCTCTTCCTAAAGAAGATCCTGACTTCCTAAAGATTCGTGAAGAATGTGCAGAAGAAGTTAGTGGTATGTTTGTTGCTGCTGTTGATCAAGAAAAGCAATGGGCTGATTACTTGTTCAAAGACGGTTCTATGATCGGTTTAAACTCTAGGCTACTATCTGACTACATTGAATGGATTGCAAACAAGCGTATGAAGACTCTTGGTGTTGCAAGTCCATACAATACACCTCAGGCTAATCCATTACCATGGACTGAGAAGTGGATCGGTGGAGGTAACGTACAAGTTGCACCACAAGAAACAGAAATCAGTTCTTATGTCATTGGTGGAGTTAAGCAAGACATGGATGAGAATACTTTTGACGGCATGTCATTATGATTGTCATATACAGCAGAGATGATTGTGCGTATTGCGCTCGGGCAATCAGACTTGCTGAAAAGAAAAATGTAAAACACAAAGTACTTAAAATTGGCACTGAAGAAATATCATTAAATGAGTTTCAACAGATGTTTCCTAATGCAAGTACTGTACCTCAGATCGTTAATGTCGAGGATAATGGGAACGAATATATAGGTGGATACGCAGAGTTTGATCACTGGGTATTATCTAAGGCACTAGGAGGAATAACACTATGATAGAATGCTACCATTGTGGAGTACAATTTAAAGTTAAATTTGATGATCCAGACGCAGAGATAAGATTCTGCCCATCATGTGGAGTTGACACAGATCCAAAAGCTGCAGTTCCGCAACTAGAATTTGAGTTTGACGACGACGAATAAATAGACCAAAGGTTAATAGGTTTATTTATGAAAAATTGGAAGTATCGCGCAGAAACATTTACAACAGATATGATCGGTGACTATGAAGGATTCGTCTACATAGTCACTGACCTATCTAATGGAATGAAATACATTGGTAAGAAGAACTTCCATTCAAGAGTTAAGCTTAAACCTCTAAAAGGTCAAAAGCGTAAACGCACTAAAATATCAGAATCAGACTGGCAGTCATATCACGGCAGTTCCGAAGAAGTTAAAATGCTTTTAGAAGAACATGGCTATGAACGATTCGATCGTGATATACTACATCTCTGTATGGGAAAGGGTGAAATGTCTTACCTTGAGATGAGGGAACAGATGGTACGTGATGTACTATTAAAACCTGATGAATATTACAACGCCTTTGTAGGTGGAAAAATACATCGAAATCACGTAAAAAACTTGTGTACATCCTCAAAGAAATAGTGTATAATAGTACCATGAGTAAAGATAATATCATACAATTTCCATATGGCGAGATTCGCAATCCTATCCTGGATCCTAATCCTAACGATAAGATGGATATCGCAGGGGAATGCGTTCAAGAGATCTTGATGACTTTATCCGAATACGGTTATTGTGCTAAAGATGATAAAGTATTCCATAAAGACATGGGATGTTTATTAAACATGATATATGCAATGCTTGCAAGGAACGATCATCCGGATTATCCGTTTGTCGAAATACTTGATGTTATACACGAAATGATAATGGAAACTAAAAATGATCATAATTGACTTTAACGGAATCGCAATGGGTAACATCATTGTTAATTCTAACCACGGTGAACTTAACGAAGATACTATCCGTCACATGATACTGAATTCTATTCGTATGCATGTTAAGAAGCATAAGGCTCAGTATGGCCAAGTTGTTATTGCTTGTGATGGAGGATCATGGAGACGTGATGTATTCCCACAATATAAATGGTCTCGTCGTAATAACCGTAAAGAATCAAAGTTAGATTTCGATATGATCTTTACTACTCTCAATAAAGTACGTGAAGAGATCTCTGCAAATATGCCATACAAATTAGTGTATATTCGTAATGTAGAGGCTGATGATATTATCGGTACTCTTGTTGAGCAAACCCAAGAGTTCGGTCAGATGGAAGATGTAATGATTATCTCCGCTGATAAGGACTTTATCCAACTTCAGAAGCATGGCAATGTGAAGCAATATTCACCTATGACAAAGAAGTTTATTAGCGATCCAAATCCACGCAGTTATTTGTTTGAGCATATACTTAAAGGCGATAGCTCAGACGGTATTCCTAATGTTCTCAGCAGTGATGACACCTTTGTTGAAGGTATCCGTCAATCACCTATGACTAAGAAGAAGATACAATCATATGTGGATAATGCAGAAGAACTAGAAAGGTTTATGGGTCAAGAAACATACCGCAATTATAAACGCAACCAGTTATTAGTTGATTTGGAATACGTTCCAGAAGCTATCAAAAAAGATATTATAGATACATATGACTCTGCTAAAGTACAGCCTAGGATGAAGATCCTCAACTACTTTATAAAGAATCGTTGTAAACTATTAATTGAATGCATTGAGGATTTTTAATGATAAATGAAAATATTACCCGGTGGACTCTAAAAGAAGTTTTAGATAAAGTATCCGCTACTGCTACACGTGAAGAAAAAGCTAAAGTATTAAAGCATTACGATACACCGCATCTACGGTATTTCTTAAAGGGAGCATTCGACGACACTATTGATTGGCTTGTACCTAAAGGAACTCCGCCATATAAACCGAACACTCCAAAAGAATGTGATCATGTACGCAATTATATTAAGAAGTACTTTAAATACTTTGTTAAGGGTGGACCGGCTGTTAAGGAACAAAAGCGCGAACAAATGTTTATTCGTATGCTTGAAGCTGTTGATCCAGAGGATGCTAAGCTTCTCTGTATGTGTAAGGATAAAGAGCTCGCTGGTAAATTCAAAGGACTAACAAAAAAATTAGTAGTAGAGACATTTAGTGGACTAATCAAGAGCTAAAATTATATAAATACTTGTATGAAAAATAAAAAAGTTTTCATGATATAATCTTTAAGGGCCTCCCATTTATGGGAAGGTCCTTTTTTTATTTTGTTCCAGGAAAAAGGAGGCATCGCATCTTAGCCCGTCGTAAACAATCAACGTATAGGAAAGATCCAATGTTATATGGTCCACCGATAGAACGTCTTAAGAAGGACTCAAATGAATTAAAGCACTATATCAAGCGCTTAGAAAAAGAAGGAAACAACGTCCTGGCATTTAAGCTTCAGAAGAAGCAAGCATACCTTTCATCACGAATTGAAGATATGCACGAAGTAACTTCACAAAGACTAATTCGACAACAAAATTAACTGTGTACATTGTCCTCGTTTTGTGGTATAATATATACAATAAAGCGAGGCCTCTACACGCTTTCGAAAAATAAGGATAAAGAAATATGAACATGAACCCGATATTAGAAAATTTAATCAACATTTCGATGTGGGGGATTACCGCACTGGCAAGTGTTGGCTTTCTTTTTTTGCTTATCTCAATAATAGTATTTCTGACTAAACGGCTTTTAAGCATTTGGGGATTAGCGTTTCTTGTAATACTAGGAGCATTTTGGTATTCAAATCAATGTGGACTTATCCCTACACCTCTAGAGTATCTGAAGTCAATTCAAACTACAGTATGATTAAACAAACAATACGCCAAAAGATCCGTCAACGTAGATCACAAATGTTAGTGCATTCATGCCTATACTATGAGATGGATGAATCTATTGTAGATGATTATACCTGGCAAAAATGGGCTGACGAACTAGCTCAACTTCAAAACGATAATCCCAAAGCATGTAATATTAAGTTCTATGACTCTGAGTTCCATGGATGGACTGGTGCGTCAGGTGCTTTCCTACCATTGAAAGATCCTAACGTCCGTGGCAAGAGCGAATACATTTTAAAAATAAGTAGTGTAACATAATTGTCACAAATAGAATTATTATTGATTTCGCTAAAAATAGGTGTGTACAAATAGGTTTGTATGTGGTACACTGTTAGCATGATAACAAAAAAGGAAAATATCATGACTTTTACCATCTCATCGGACATCGATTATAATTGTACTAAAACCGAAATTCTAAAATTCGCTTCCGAAAACAACTCATCCGTTTCAAAATTCCAAACTAACGGACCCGCCGGCGGAAATCATCTCGTCGAATTCACCTCTAATAACCTCACCGATATCGAAGAAATCGCTATTCTACTTAACCTACCTTTCGACTATATTAAAAACTAAAACCATTTTATAAAATAAAGATGTACAATCACATTCAAACGTGTTATAATATAGTAATAATAACCTAAAGGACTTCATAGCATGAACATATTTGTACTAGACGAGAATCCAATCAAAGCAGCTCAGCTGCAGTGTGACAAGCACGTTGTCAAGATGATTGTAGAATCCGCACAAATGCTATCAACTGTACATCGTATGTGTGACGGTACCATGGAACGTAGACCTTCTAAGTCAGGTTCCATGTTGCAGTACTTCAAGCTTAACGATCGTCGCGAATCAGTATTATATAAAGCATGTCACTTTAATCATCCATCTACTGTGTGGACACGTGAGTCTGTTGCAAACTATATATGGCATTACGACCACTTCATGGCATTGTGTGTAGAATACACCTATAGATATCACAAGATACATTCAACACAAAAGCTTTTAGAAGAGGAGCTATCAGTGCCTCCACGTAATATACCACAAATCGGCTTGACACCATTCAAGCTAGCAATGTCTGCACGACCAGACTGCATATTCGAATGTGCAGTTAAATCATACCGTGCATTTTATAAGACTAAAGCAGACCGATTCAAAATGATATGGACAGGTCGTAGTGTTCCAGATTGGTTTACAGCATGAGCGATGAAAAGTATGAAAAGCAAGAATCATACCATGCATATATAATGCGTAAGTATCGCGAACTAAAGGAACTTGACGAAAAATATGAGGAGCAGAAATGCCAACATACACAGTAAAAGATATTAAGACCCTACACGAGTATGATGTAATCTGCTCGTACGATGATTTACAGATTAAACTCGATGCAATGCCTGATCTTATTCATGTCATTACTGCACCTAGAATCATAGGTGAACGTGGAACTAACATTAAAGTAGATGATGGCTTCCGCGAAGTTATGTCACGAGTAAAAGATGGTGCCAAACACATGAACCATACTATTAAGGATTACTAATGCCTGCACTTAAATCACGATCACTAAAACTGAAGCTTGATGATATGATTCAAATTAATCCTTTGACTGATAATCAAAAAGAAGTATTTCAAGCCTACGAGAGAGGAGACTCTCTTGTAATGTCAGGTTCTGCAGGTACAGGTAAAACGTTTATGGCGTTATCACTTGCACTTGAAGATGTGCTAGATAAAGAAACACCGTATGACAAAGTGATCGTTGTACGTTCTATTGTACCTACACGAGACATTGGTTTCTTGCCAGGTACTGAAGAAGAAAAGAAAGATGTGTACACCGCACCGTATAGAGCTATATGTGCAGAGCTGTTTGAAGAAGCAGATGCCTGGACTAAGTTACAGAGCGCAGGTACCATAGCATTTGAATCTACTTCTTTCATACGTGGTATCACATTCAACGATGCTATTGTTGTTATTGATGAGATGCAAAACTTAAACTTCCACGAGCTAGACTCAGTTATTACCCGTGTTGGTCGTAACTGTAAGTTTGTTATGTGTGGTGACTATTATCAAACCGATTTTGATAAAGAGAAAGACAAGAATGGTATCGTAACCTTCTTGTCTATTATAGAACAACTGCAAAAGTTCTCAGTGATTGAGTTCGGTTGGCAGGATATTGTTCGTTCGGCATTTGTACGTGATTACATTATGACGAAAGAAATGATGAAAATTAACGGATAAGAACGGATATATTATGAATAGAAGGATATTTAAACATGAAAAAACTGATCTTGGATATGAAGATCTTATTGCAGAATCTACTTCCTCAGGCAGAAAGTACGCTACTCCCGATGGTAATCGTTATCCTTCTGTTACTACAGTACTTTCGATTTTAAGCGAAGAGTTTATTCAAAGGTGGCGGGCCCGTGTGGGAGCAGAAGAAGCGAATAGAATTTCGCATCGTGCCTCTACACGTGGTACTGCTGTTCACTCTATTATTGAGAAGTATCTTGATAATGATGAGAACTATGCTGAAGGTTTTATGCCACATGTGGTTGAGAACTTTAAGTCTGTACAGAAGGTATTAGATGATCGCATTGGTACTATATGTCTACAAGAAGCTGCTTTGTACTCAGAGCATCTTGGCCTCGCAGGTCGTGTAGATTGTGTAGGTTACTTTGATGGCGTATTATCAATTATTGACTTTAAGACTTCGGGCAAACTTAAGAAGCTAGACTGGATTACTAATTACTTTATACAGGAATCTGCGTATGCGATTATGTGGGAAGAGCGGACAGGCATTCCTATCGTTAACTTGGTTACTATCATTGCAGTAGATAATGAAGAACCTCAAGTTTTTAAAGAGCATCGTGATAACTGGGCACCTAAACTATTGGAGACAATCAATGAGTACAAGAGGCGAAAAGTCTTTAGAAACTAGGGCTAAACAAAACCTAGGCATATGTTGTGAAACGCTATGTGATAAATACGTTGTACAGGAATACATTGAGCAACTTGAAAAACAACTTGAGATCTACAAAGCTTTAGTAGTTCATCAACGAGAGTTTATTTAATGAAAAATACTAAAGGAATCGACATATTGAATCTAATGGGCCAAGGCAAGAAGCCTAAAGATGTCTTTCTAGGAAAGCCACTTGCCTCTTTACATGAGTTTTATTTAACAAGTGAAATCGGACCTAATGAGGAATACTCGGAATGGTTTGATATTATAAGATCGTGCAGTGAAAATGATGTAATCAAATTGCATATTAATTGTTATGGTGGTGATATGTTCACAGCTATTCAGTTTATGCGTGTACTCACTGAGACTGATGCAACAGTTGTTTGTTCAGTTGAAGGTGCTTGTATGTCTGCAGCTACTATGATTTTCTTGACTGCTGACATGTATGAAGTATCTGAGCATTCTATGTTTATGTTCCATAACTATTCAGGTGGTACATTCGGTAAGGGTGGTGAAATGTTTGACCAATTAAAGCATGAACGTGCCTGGTCAGAAAAGATTCTTCGTTCGGTTTATGAGGATTTCCTTACACCGGATGAGATTACACAGTTACTTGATAACAAAGATATCTGGATGGATGGCGATAATGCTATCAAAAGATTAAAAGTTAAAAGCCAAAAAGTAAAAGAACTAGAGGCCAAAAAGAAGGCTAAAGGTAAAAAGAAAAAGGAGGACTAAATGACTATACCATTTGATTTTGGTTTCACCGCCATTTCTGAAGATGAATTAGAAGTAGTGCAAAAAGCTCAAACCGATCTTACGGATCTAAACCATACTGCAGAAGATGCAAGAGAAAAACTAAACAACTTGTATAACGCTATACTTCCGCTGTTATCCAATCTTAAAGCTAATCCCGAAAAGGATTATATCTATTGGCCTAACCGTACCGGTAAGGTTGAGGAATTCGAAGATATGATCACTAAAATTGTAAAGGACTAATTATGTTAACTGCAAAACAACTTAACGATATGATCCCAGGTAATGATCGAGACACCGTTGAGCGATGGCATGAGGCTATAATTGCCAAGCTGCCCGTGTATGAAATCAATACAAAGAGCCGTGTTGCTCATTTTATCAGTCAGTGTGCACATGAGTCTAATAACTTTAGATCTCTTACCGAGAACCTGAACTATAGCGAGAAAGCTTTAGGTGCAGTCTTTGGTAGGTATTTTGGTGATGCGCCTAAAGCAAACGCTGCTGAGTATGCACGTAACCCTGAGATGATTGCGAATCGTGTGTACAACGATGAATTCCGTAGGTACAAGATGGGCAATACTCAAGAGGGTGACGGATGGCGTTTCCGTGGTCGTGGCCTTAAGCAACTTACTGGTAGGGATAACTATACCCGATTTGGTAGTAGTGTTAACATGAGTGCCGAAGAAGCTGCAGAATATGTTTCAACACCATCAGGTGCAATTGAGTCTGCATGTTGGTTCTGGAGCATAAACATGTTGAACGAAATTGCTGATACCGGTGACGTGCGGATGATGACACGCAAGATTAATGGTGGCGCAATCGGTCTTGAAGATCGCCAAAAGCGTTATGTTAATGCTATGTCAGTACTAGGAGAAGATGTTGGTCGTGACCATCGGATGATAGATGAAGATGATGAGTTTGAGATTAAACATAACTCAGTCTTACGTCGAGGATCTCGTGGTCAAGGCGTCAAGATGATGCAAGAAGCTTTAGGCCTCGGAGCATCGCCTGATGGAATCTTTGGACGTGGCACTGAAATGGCACTTAAAACCTGGCAAGAAGACAATGGACTTGTTGCTGATGGTATCGCCGGACCAGCTACTTTAGAGAAGCTATTAGGCTAAAGTGTTTCTTTAAATAAACAATGGATAGCCGGGTGTACAAAAGTACGCCCGGCATTTTAGTATTTACCACTCTTCTTTTTTCTTAGCTTTAACAGCAGCCTTTCCTTTGTATGCTTGTGCACCAAAGAAAGCAGCAACTATACCAACAACTGCGATACAATATGTAGGCGCAATAGTAGTTAGATTGTCTGCAGCAACTGATTGGCCACTAACGTTACAAAGAATAATCATAACAGGATATAACAATAAGCCTGCTAGTGCAAACCACGTCATGTTACGCTGAGCGTCCTGCTTCTTATCTTCATTCTCCATATCA